CACAAACCCTTGTGAAGCAGTCGTCGGCACGCCTGATTGATGTACTCGTAAACGCGAGCGTCATCGACGCAAACGCCGATAGCCCGAGCAATCGTTGACCTGATATCTTGGACGATCAGCTTCATTTGGTGTAGTAGACTCGGCTGGTTCGCTTGATGAAGTAAACACCATAGAACGGCGGAAGATTGTTGTGGGCAACATTACCGCCCGTGTTGGCAGCAATAGCGTCAACATCTGGATCGAAAGTAGAGCTTGGGAAAACAGACACGTTGTTTGTGAGTGTGGGCGAAGATGTTCCGCCATCCGCCGCAACTCTATCACCATCACTTCCGCCATGACCAAAAGTCTTTATGGCAACCTGATGCGTATGAGTCGGCATTTCAGCCGTCGTCAGCAGGTGTTGATCTTCTCCGGCAATCGCGGTCGAAGTAACCTTTCCTTGGACAACTACCACTCCGCTTGCCGCGAACGTGCCAGCGCCAACCGGGAATCGCGCCTCAAACTCGGTGTCAACCTCCCACATTGGCCCTGACCAGTTGCTCAGGGTGTTAGTGTTTCCGCCGTCGTAAGTTTGAAGATCGGTGGTTGTACCAACGTAAACACGACGCTCGGAAGATCCGATGGCGACAGGATTTTTTCGCAACCAATAGCCATCCTTGTAAATCCACCAATTGCCATCTTCATCCAACCACGGGTAAACCTGATTGTTTAGCGCCGGAACAGATGCACCGAAGTTGAAGAACGAGTTTCCAATCGAACTGTTGAACGTCGCCTGAGTGCCGCTGATGACATCGTTGGCCAACTGTTGGTAGTTGGTCGGACAATACCCGACCGGCAAACTCGGGGGCGTCAGCGTGATGAGCGTAAGGTTTGGCATTCTGTTTCTATGGGTTGACAGATTCCGACGTGTAAGTCAGCGGGTTGATGTCGCACGCACTGATCGGCGTGCATGCAGGGAACACCGTCCGGCAATCACCAACACTCGGCTCCTGAATATCGTAAGCGTGAACTCGAAGACTCTTGATGCGGCAGTATCCGATGATGTTCATCGCAACCTGAACCTCGTAAAGATTCCGAGCCGGAGTGCTGATCGTCTCGTTGCACGGAGCATCTGAAGGCGTCGGAAAACGCATCTTCGGACGATACTGCGGCTTGAAGTTTTGAATCGGGCAAAGATCGAAACACTGCGTCGTCGTCGCACACTCAGAAAAATCAGTCCACTCAATCCAGCCAGGATACTGATCAGGCCGATAGGTGACACTGAAGGAGACATCACCCTCAAGCGAGTCGATGAACAAGTCACCCGAATCCAGTCGCTTCAATCCAAACGGAACTTCGAAGTTGTAGGCGCGAGTCTGCACCTGCCACTCAATCTCCTTCTTACCATCCGGGATATTGTTATCGAACTTGTCCGCCTTGGTGACTTCCCAGATTTGAATCGAGTCATTTGATCCGCGAGCGATGCAGAAACACTGATCGCCGTAAGCGTTCTCAGTCTTGACGATCTGAAGCACATCAAGTCCGGTCCAGATTCCCGACCACGCAGGCGGAAACTTTTTCCGCATCGACGTAATCAGGTCGAAGTCCAAGACAGCCAACGCCTTGTGAATGACACCCTCGGCATTGTACCGAGGCTGGCAGGTCATCAGGAGGCGATTGTCGAATACGACCGCAGAACTGGCCCACAAGAGATTTGTCTGATCGTTCTCAATAACATTGAGCATCTCGCTGCTGATCGGGGTGTTGCCCCAGTCAGTGAACGAGCGTCGAGCAATGATGAACGAGCGGACGCCATCGACAGCGCGGTAGAAGACATCGCCATTGATGGTGATGGCCGACCGAGAACCAAGCGCACCGCTCGTAAGCAAGCTGATGGCTTGAATCGGATAGTTCAGGTTCTTCCAAACATCACGATCAACAGGCGCTTGAACCGAGAAGACGTATCGAGGTGTGAAGACTAGAAGCGGACCTTGGCCGAGCGAGGTGTCAGGATCGCCTGGGACAGCCATCGCTGTGATACCCCCTGAATCCGACGGAACCGCAAAGTCTCCACCTTCATTGAGGAAGGTGTTCTCGGTTTCCTTGAGAACACTCGCTCGCGTTCCATCCCCATAAACGATGTCGGTAGCGCGGAATGAAAACCCATCTGGAAGAGCGTACCAGATACGGCCATTGACGTAGGCCATAACCTTGCCGGTCTTAATCTCATCGTCGCTCGCTCGACGTAGACTTGTCCCGTTGAAGATCAGCGGCCTGCTAAATCCATCCTGAATGACAACGAAGTTCTCAGCCTGAACCATCCAGCCATCGAGCAGGTTGGAAGGATTCTCTAGGTCAGCAGAAGTTGTGAGGCTCTGAGCATTGTTCTGAAGGCAGTTGTAAAGCCACACTTTACCACTGATCAGCATCAGTATGAACGTGCGCCCATCGTCAGCAATGTAGGGCAGCGCACATTGGAACGTGCCGGTTAGCGACTGAGGTCCGTAGCAATCTTCTGACCAGCCATCAGCGGTAACGTTCGTCTGGTCAGCGGTAATCTGATCGTTGTCAGCCGTGATGGTGACGCACAGGTCGTAATCTTTTTGAACGAAGCCGGGGCGGCATGAGACAAACCCCTGTCGGAAGTTGGCATTGACCGCAAACGCCACCTGATTCTTGTCCACCTCAGACGGCATCACGCCAGCGTCAATGCCACCCTCAAAGGTGACAGATCCGTCCGTGTACCTCCGTGGTGCGCGTTCGCTCATGGTTTAAGCCTGAATACGCTGGACAGAGAATGAGGAGCCGGTTTGGACATTCAAATCGTGTCCTGTAGTCTGAATCAAGATGTCGTAGTAATCGCCAACAGTTGCAGCTTGGTCGATGTAAGAAAACGAGACAGGCGATAACGATTGGGTGGTGCTTGCGCTGACATTAAACGAAAGCGTTTGAAAAATGTTTGAACCTAGCTTCCTTAAGAAAACAACGACCTGAGCAGTATTTGTATTTGCCAGCAGATTGAACACGCCTTCGATTTTGTAATACCCAGTATTAGGAACCACAAATCGACCAGTCGCGGCAACAAAGCCAGAAGACGGATCTAAGTTTGCCCAAGATCCAGAAGGAAAATCTGTAAGGCTAAACGGATTTTTGGTTGTTCCAGTCGCAATCAGGTTAGTTCCGGTCAACCTCCGTGTAAACGTGACGTAGCTGAACGCAACAATCGACGGAGCCGACAGCGTGATGTTTCCGGCGCTGTTCGTAACGACAATCGGAGCCGTTCCGACAATCTCCTTCTGAAGATAAGCCGCTCCGTCGCCGACCAGAATCTTGTTCGCGGGGGCGGTCGTCAGGTTTGTGCCACCTTGAGCAATCGGAACCGTTCCGGTGACATCGGCAATAGGAATCGTGGCAACCGTCGAAACCGCGCCAAAGCCGCTCGATCCTTGAGTCTTAACGTATCCAGCGGCCAATGAATCGAGAGCAGTCTCGTTTGTCAGCGTTCCATCCGCAGTGCGGCAAATGTAAGACGCACCAACCGGAGCGCCGCCGGATACACCGGGAGCGCCAGTCGCGCCAATCGCTCCAGCAAGGGTGATAAGTGAGCCAGTCGGAATCAGCGTAGTGGGAACAGCGTTGGCAATTCCGAGAACTCCAGAAGCGGGGTTCTGAAGCGTCAGTTGCAAGCCATCGACCGACGTAACCTGCATGTAGCCAAGACCTTGAATCGAGACAAAGAACTGACCGGCAACCGATTCTGGCAGAAATTCGGTATTATCAACGAAAACGAGGACACTCGAACCGAGAGCAGGGACGAAAAACGGAGCGGTCGTGTAAGTAAACGAATCAATACCATCCGTTCCATTGGTGCCGTTGGTTCCAGCCGGACCTTGAGGGCCGGGGATATTCACGACTACCGGCTCGGAGTCGCAAGGCTGGCAACAGCCGGATGAAGAAACAAGTTGCGACGGCATAATTTTCCTTTCGCAGAACCTCAAGTCCAACGACAACTAATGCAAGGCCAAACTATGGCAGAGCAAGCGTCCGAGCATCCATTGATTCAGCATAAGTACGGGATTCGTTCACCCGTCAAGATTCCAGACCTAGAACTGGAACTTTACGCATTCCGAAACCGGCTCCAACCCAATGAGGGTGGGCTAGGCACCTTCGACCATTTTGTTAACGCCACCAAAATGCTCTGGCCGAAGATGAGCTGGAATCCTTGGCTGGAAGCTCAA